GAATTAAGCAGGAGATAAATTATGGCTTCAACGTACACACCTTTAGGTGTTGAAAAAATGGCTACTGGTGAAAACGCCGGTACATGGGGAACAAAAACTAATACAAACTTAGAAATTATTGAACAATTTGCTGGTGGTTATACTACTCAAGCAGTAACAGATGGTGCGGATACAGCTCTTACAGTTACGGACGGTGGAACCGGAGCAACTCTTGCACACAGAGTTATAGAATTAACAGGATCATTAACCGCAGGAAGAAATGTAACTATTCCTTTAGATGTACAAACTTTTTATATTATCAAAAACGCAACAACAGGTTCTCAAGTTGTTACATTTAAATATACAAGTGGCTCAGGAAATAGTGTTGCTATTGCCAATGGCGCAACAGTAATTGTTTATGCAACAGCTAATGATGGCACAAATCCTGACATTGATGAAGTATCTCTTGGAGATGTAACACTTACAGGAACACAAACTTTAACAAATAAAACTTTAACATCTCCTGCAATAGGAACTTCTATTTTAGATACTAATGGAAACGAATTATTTCTTCTAACAGCTACAGGTTCAGCGATTAATGAATTAACTTATGCTAATGCGGCTGCTGGAAACTCACCATCATTTTCGGCTACAGGTGGAGACAGTAATATTAACATTAATTTAGTACCAAAAGGCACTGGAGAAGTTCAAGCAAATGGTACTGGATTAGCAACAACAGGAAAAGCTATTGCAATGGCATTAGTTTTCGGATAAAAGAAAAAAAAATAAGGAGTAAAATATGGCAGCACCAAATCTAGTAAACGTATCAACGATAACAGCTAAGTCTGTTCAAGCGGCGTTAACTACAACTTTAACAACTGAAATTCTTGCAAATGCAGCTGCGTCAGGAAAAGTATATAAAGTTAACAGTATTTTAATAGCAAACATTGATGGCACTAATGCTGTCGATATTTCTGTTTTTATAACTAAATCAGGCGGTTCACCTATTGCAATTGCAAGCACAATTTCTGTGCCTGCAGACGCAACTTTAACGGTTATTGATAAAAATACTGCTTTATACTTAGAAGAAGGCGATAACATTGAGGCAGGAGCCGCAGTGGTATCAGACGCAGTTATTACTATAAATTACGAAGAATTAAGTTAGGAGGTCTAAGCTATGGCAAATGGCGGAATTATAGGACCAGCTAATGATCCAGTGCAACTTAAGAATGTAACTACTTTTACTTCTAGTGCACCTGGAGGACATACGTTTAACCCGGCAACGACAGGTATTGATTATTTAATTGTTGCTGGTTCCGGTGGTAAAAATCCCAGTGGGATTGGAAATAGCGGTACAGGAGCTGGTGGATTAAAAGTTTCAGAAAGTAGTTATGCAACACCAGTAACACCGGCTGGAACAACAGGAGCAATAACTGTTGGCGCAGCAGGGGGTATTGGATCACAAGGCGGCTCTTCAAGCATAGCATCTGGCGGTGGTATTCCAAGCACCATTTCAACAACTGGTGGTGGACAAGGAGTAGCCCGAGGTGGATCAGGAGCACCGGGTGGATCAGGATCAGGAGGTGGAGACGGATATCCATCTAATACAACTTCAGCTGGAAGCGGAACAGGATCTGAAGGAAATCCAGGAGGACCTGGAGGACCGGGTGAACCATCGGGAGCTGGAGGTGGTTATACAGCTGCTGGAGGAGCCGATTATAATCCTCAATATGGACCCGGTGATGGTTATTCATCAGATATAGAAAGTCCTGCAAGTGCACCAGTAAGTTTAGTTTATGCTATAGGAGGTAACGGAGAAGGAGCCCCTGGCGGCGCACCTTTTGGAAACAACCCTCATTGGCCTGGTGGTAGTGCCAATGGTACAGGTAGAGCCAATAGTGGTATGGGAACATTATATGGCGATGCCTCAGCAGGAATTGTAGTCATAAGTGAAAATGGCGGCGGAGGCGTTAGTGCTTCAGGTGTTTGGACACTACAAGAACAGTTTACTGAAAAAAAGAGCGGAGTGTGGACATAATGGAATATTATTTCGCAGAATTAAATTCAGAAAATAAAGTTATTAATGTAATTGTATGTGATCCTTCTTTAATAGAATCAACACCTCATTCAGAAGGTGGTGTAACTTGGATACAAACTTACAAAGATGGAACTAGAGGAGTATATGCTGGAGTAGGTATGACTTATAATTCCTCTACAGATAAATTTATTGAAAAACAACCTTATCCATCATGGACACTACAAGCAGATGATACGTGGCAATCACCAGTTGGACCAACACCAGATAATCCAATAATTGGAGATGCTCCGGAATTCTCCCAATGGTGGGATGAAGAAAATCAAAGATTTTTAAGATATAGAATAGCTGATCCCGCAAAACAAAATTATGTTTGGGATTCAAATACATCAACATGGAATGAGGTAGAATTATAATGGCTCATTTTGCAAAATTAGATGAAAATAATGTAGTTACAAACGTAATTACTTTTTCTAACGATGAAGTAAATGCTAATGGCGGAGAATTATCTGTTCAAGCAGAAAATTTTGTCTCAGCTAGACATCCAGGAACTTGGAAACAAACTTCTTATAATAATAATTTTAGAAAACAATATGCAGGAATAGATTATGTTTATGATTCATCAAAAGATAAATTTTTACTACCTCAACCTTACGCATCTTGGTCATTAGACGGAAATGATGATTGGCAAGCCCCTGTGGCAGAACCAAATACAAAAGTTTTTGATGCAAACACAAATATTTATGCATATAAATGGAAAGAATCAACTCAAGAATGGATCGGTATTTTAACAACAAGATACTTTACATGGGATTCAAATATATTACAATGGAATGAAAATGGATTAGAGGAGGATTGGATATAATGGCAGGTTCAGGCGGAATGATTGGAGTATCTATTACTCCAACACAATTAGATTTATTAGAAGCATTTACATCACCTGGGACTTTTGCAAGTCCTGTTGGAGCTACTACTGGAACACTTTTAATTGTTGCTGGTGGTGGCGGCTCAGGCGGCAGTGGTGGCGGCGGAGGAGCTGGTGGTTATAGACTTTTAACAAGTCAACCTATTCCAGCTAGTCCTGTTACTGTTACTGTAGGCGGCGGAGGAGCTGGCGGTGGGAGTTCACCTGCTGGAGGCACTAATGGAAGCAATTCTTCTTTTGGACCTACGACATCATCAGGTGGTGGTGGCGGTTATCAAGTATTATCACCTCCAGGATCAGGAGGTCCAGGTGGATCCGGCGGAGGAGCAGGCGGTAATAATCCTACATCTCCATCTCCTGGTGGATCAGGAAATGCTGGAGGATATACTCCATCAGAAGGAGAACCTGGTGGCATAAGTAAAACTGATGCTGCAACTTATACAAATTGTGGTTCTGGTGGTGGAATATCTGGAGCTGGTGAAGGAGGAACACCTTCAGATACTCATGTTGGCGGAGCAGGAAGTGATGCTCAACCTGTTATGGGATCAGATGCAAATTATCCAGGTTTTTACCCACCTTACCCTACACCTCGTGCACCTGAAGTAGGTTATTTTTCTGGTGGTGGCGGTGGAAGAAATGAAAGTCCAAGTCCAACCAATACTGTAGGAGGTGTTGGTGGAGGTGGAGTAGGATCTAATCCTACACCAAGTACGGATTCTAGCCATACTGGAATTACAAATACTGGTGGCGGTGGTGGATCAGGTACTTCACCTGGAAGTAATGGAGGATCTGGTTTTGTAGGAGTTAATGTTCCTGGTGCTGGAGCGTTTCAAGCATCTGGAGTATGGTCACTAAAATCTCAATATCAATATAAAAAAGCTGGCAACTGGTCTTAATAATACTAGGCCTAATTGATCAAGATCAAATCTTTTAAATCATAGTAGACATTAAATATTATTTAGAGTATTTATACAAAGAAAGTTATTTTTAATGAATCTCGCAGATTATTATTGGTATTTTGATAGTGTTTTATCACATAAATTTTGTGATGAACTTATTAAATATGGAAATACAAAAAAAGAAGAACTAGGCCTTATAGGTGAAATTTCTAGAAAATCAGAAAGTGGACAACCTTTAGAAGATAAAGATATTAAAAATTTAAAAACAAAAAGAAATTCAAACGTTGTGTGGTTACCTGAACGATGGATTTATAAAGAAATACATCCCTATCTTCGCGCAGCTAATAAAAACTCAGGGTGGAATTTTGAATGGGATTTTTCAGAAGCTTGTCAATTTACAAAATATAAACATAATCAATATTATGATTGGCATTGTGACAGTTGGAATAAGCCTTATGACAAAGATCATAAAAATGAGAACTATAGAAATAAAATTAGAAAATTATCTGCAACGTGTCAACTTTCGGATAACTCTGACTATGAAGGAGGACAACTAGAATTTCAATATAGAAATCATGATAATGCAAATGAAGTTACAGTATGTGAACAGGCTAGAAAAAAAGGATCTATTATTATTTTTCCTAGCTTTGTATGGCACAGAGTTAAACCAGTAACAAAAGGAACAAGATACTCACTTGTAATTTGGAATTTAGGAAAACCCTTTAGGTAATATGTCATTTCAAAATAATAAATATACTATAATAAAAAAAGCTATTTCAAAAGAGAAAGCAGATTTTATATACAGATACTTTTTACTTAAAAGACAGGTAGCAAAAACACTTTTTGATATTCAATATATTTCACCTTTTACAGAATATTTAGGAGTTTGGACTGATAGCCAAATACCTGGAACTTATTCACATTATGCAGATATTGCAATGGAAGTTCTTTTAGAAGAATTATTACCATTAATGAAAAAAGAAACTAATCTTAATTTAATACCAACATATTCTTATGCTCGAATTTATAAAAAAGGAGATGTTTTAAAAAGACATAAAGACAGACCAAGTTGTGAAATATCTACCACATTAAATTTTGGTGGTGATCCTTGGCCTATATATTTAGATCCAACTGAAAAAGAAGGTCAAGCTGGAATTAAAGTAGAGCTAGAACCAGGAGATATGTTAATTTATTCTGGTTGTATTTTAGAACATTGGAGAGAACCTTTTGCTGGAGAAAATTGTGGTCAAGTATTTTTACACTACAATAACGTTGATACTCAAGGAGAAAAAAATAAATTTGATGGTAGACTTCATTTAGGATTGCCTAAAGACATTACATGTTAAATAAAACATATAACTGGGGTCCATTAGTATATGCAACCAAAATAAATAATGAAGAAAATAAAACTCTTTTAAATTCTGTTATTAAAACTCACCCTACTTACACAAAAGAATTAGCTAACACTGTTAAAGAAGAATATCCATTTGATCAAATAATTTTTACTAAAACATTAAAACATTATTTTATATCTTTTTTAGATTACTATTGTTCTTGGTATAATGTAAAAGAAAAACCTCAATTAAAACTAACTCATTCTTGGATTAATTTTATGAAAAAAGGAGAGTTTGTGCCTGTACATGATCACGAAGCTGATTTTAGTTCTGTGGTATATTTAAAAGTTAACACTATAAAAGGTCATGAACATTTTAAAGAAAAGTTTTCAGGTCCAGGTGCAATCATATTTAAATATGGAGAAAAGAGAAAACATAATATAGATAGGGTCATAATTCAACCAGAAAAAAATGATTTTATTATTTTCCCATCAAATTTGACACATTTTGTATATCCTTTTGAATCGGATGAAGAAAGAATTTGTATAGCAGCTAATTATGTTTTTTAAAAATAAAATAGAAATATATAGTAACAGAATACCTATTAATTTTGTAAAACAATTTTTTACAATATATCCTCACAATCTGCCTCATTATTTTAAGAATATACCTAAACTATTTCCTTATAAAATAGGAAGAAATTTTAATGTTAGAAATTGCAGTGGATTTATTAATTTTTTTAGAAGAAGTATTGTATTTACATCTCCATTTGACATAACTTTAGAATATAGAGATAATCAAGTTTTTTGTGAATTTGGATCAGGGAGTTATTCTAACGAAAAAAATTTAGGGGTTCATCCGCATGAACAATTTTTAAAATGGACAAATAGTGATAAATATAAGCTTGTTGTTAAACTTTTATTTGGAATAACTTTAAAATGTGATAGTCCTATACTACTTACAAACCCTTGGTGGTCTATGAATAGTTTTGAAACTATACCAGGTATTTTAAACGCTAAAGCACCTATTCAAATGAATCTTTTTTTACCTTTTAAAAAACAAGGAGACTGCATAAATATACGCCAAGGAACACCTCTCTGTATGATGCATTTTGAAAATAATAAAAATTTAAAGTTAATATTTAAAAATAGCCCTATAAATGAAAGAGATTATAATGGATTAGAGTATCTTAAAACCAATCTTAAGAATATGGTTTTAGGTAAAAAATTATAGAAAAAACGTTATTTTAAATATATAATAAAGAGTTATGCTACAAAAAATAGGTTTTTTACCAGGATTCAACAAACAAATTACCCCTACAGGAGCAGAAGCTCAATGGACAGAGGGGGAAAATGTACGTTTTAGATATGGTACTCCTGAAAAAATAGGAGGATGGTCACAGCTAGGAAACACAGCTTTGACAGGCTCGGCTCGAGCTATTCATCAAATGGTCAACAAAAACGGCATTAAATATTCCATTATTGGAACCAATAGAATTTTATATGCTTATACTGGGGAAGCCTATTATGACATCCACCCTATTAAAACTGATTTCGGAGCCCTATCAGATAAGCTCGCGTCTACTTCAGGCTCTGCTATTCTTACAATTACTTTATCTTCTACCACAGGAATGACAGCAGGAGATATTTTATATCTTGAAAGTGTTACTCCTCCAACAGGTTCAGGTTATTCGGCTTCTGATTTTGATAATAAAACTTTTATGATAACTGAAGTTGTAAACGCTACTTCAGTTACAATTACTATGGCCTCCAATGCTAGTGGAACCGCTACAGATGGAGATCTTTCTGTTAAGTGGTATTATCCTGTAGGACCGGCTGAACAGGTGGGAGTTTTTGGATGGGGTATATCTCAATGGAGTGGAACAGTAACAGCCCCTCAAACGACAACTTTAAATGGAGCCATCATCAATGCTGCTGCAACGACTGGTATTACATTAACTAGTTCATTAGGTTTTCCTACCAGTGGAACTAGTACAATAAG